TCTGGTCCACCACCGACATCGACCGCGCCCTGGCACGGGCACTGTACCAATACTCCCAGGTGAACCCGCAGCGCGCCGTGGGCACCATCACCTTGACCGCCGACGGACGCGAGATCTCCCTCTCCTCGCTGAGCGGGCTGATGAGGGTGGTTCGCGTCTGGTACCCCTACACCGCGGCGGACCCCGAGGACCCGCCGGAATGGAGGCGGTGGGACCTGTGGGGGAGCACCCTGCACATCGTCGACGGAGACGAGCCGGCCAGCGGTGACGTGGTACGGGTCTTCTACTTCAAGCCGCAGACCATCGACGACCTGGACAGCGCCACCGCTACCACGGTCCCGGGCGAGGACGAGCGGGTCATCGTCCTGGGAGCGGGAGGCTACGCCGCGCTGCAAAAGGCCCGTGGCTCGATCGGCGCCGCCGGCGTCTCCACCGACACGCCCCAGCACTGGCTCACCTGGGCGCTGAACCGGCTGGACCACTTCCACCTGGCCCTCCATGAGGTCAGGGCCCGCGAGCTGCGCAGGCTGGATAAGAGGGTCCCCATGGACCGCGACGGATGGGAGCGGGCCGAGACCAGAGAGGCCATCTGACGGTGAGAGCCATCCAACCACCGCTGCCCCTGGAAGAGGGTTGGGGTGAGGGCCAGCCTGCCCAGGGCGACACCAAGCCCACCCCCTCTCCGCCCCGCGTTCTGGGCCGGCCTGTGCCCCAGGTCAAACCCCTGGAATACCTGGCTGCCCGCATCCTCTCGGACATCAAGTGGTTCTCCAGACTGGTCGTGCACAGGCCGCTGCGGGAGTACCAGCTCGCCCCCGCCCAGGCCATCCTCGACTCCATCCTGCATAGCAAGGGTCTCTCCTTCGCCATCGTCTTCTCCCGGCAGGCGGGGAAGAACGAGCTCAGCGCCCAGCTCGAGGCGTACCTGCTCAACCTGTTTCAGCGCCAGGGCGGGTACATGGTGAAGGCTGCACCAACGTACAGGCCGCAACTGGTCAACTCCAAGCTGCGGTTGGAGGAGGTCCTGGACAACGACTGGAACCGGGGGAAGGTGCGCACCCGCGAGGGGTACATGACCTTCCTGGGCCGGGCGGCGGTGGTCTTCCTCTCGGCAGACCCAGAAGCGAGCGTGGTGGGGGCGACGGCGTCCATTTTATTGGAGTGCGACGAGGCTCAAGACGTGGACGAGGACAAGTGGGAGATCGACTTCACGCCCATGGCGGCGTCCACCAACGCGACCAGGGTGTACTACGGAACCGCGTGGACATCCAAGACCATGCTGGCCAAGCTGGTGCGGCAGCTGCGCAGGGAGGAGGAGGCGGATGGTCAGCGGAGGGTGTTCATGGTGGACTGGGAGGACGTGGCCAAGGAGGTGCCGGCGTACGGCGAGCACGTGCGCAAGGAGATTGCCAGGAAGGGACGGCATCACCCCTTGATTAAGACGCAGTACTACCTGGAGGAGATCGACGCCGAGGGGCGGATGTTCGACGACCGCAGGCAGGCGCTGATGTTAGGCGATCACCTGCGCGTGGGGGCACCTGAGCCGGACAAGGTGTACGCAGCGACTCTGGACGTGGCCGGTGAGGACGAGGAGAAGACGGGCGACGAGCTGAGGACCGCGAAGCCGAGGAAGGACCTGACGGTGGCCACGGTCTTTGAGGTGGATTTGTCCACGCTGAGGGATCCTTTGCTGGCGGCGCCCTCTTATCGGGTGGTGGACGTGCTGAGCGACGTGGGCACCAAGCACACGCTGCTGTACGGGAAGCTGAGAGGCTGTTTCGGGTTGTGGCAGGTACGCTGGATCGTGGCCGATGCGTCGGGAGTGGGCGCGGGATTGGTCTCGTTCCTCTCGGCGCGGCAGGCCTTTGGAGCCAAGGTGATCCCCTTCCAGTTCTCGCCGCCGAAGAGAAAGAGCGACCTGGGATGGGACTTCCTCACCGTGGTGGAGACGGGGCGGTTCAAGATGTTCCGGGACGATGGGAGCGAGGATTGGAGGGAGTTCTGGAGGCAGGTGGAGGAGTGCCGGTATGAGGTGTCGGAGGGGGAAGAGAAGCGGATGAAGTGGGGCGTGGTGGAGGCGGCGGTGCACGATGACCGGGTGATCTCGGCGGCGCTGGTGGCGGAGCTGGACAAGGTGAAGTGGGCGGTGCCGGGCAAGTCGGCGGTGATTCAGGCGAGGGACGCGCTGGAGGAGATCGATGACGGTGGTTTCTAGGATCGCGAATGGCGCGAAGAGCGCGAAGGACGCGAAAGGTGGAGAGGACCGTGTGTTCTGCGAACGATGGTGCTGAGTGCAGTCGAAAGAGACTCGCGGGATGACCAGCAGCGGAGGTAGCAGACCTCTAGGGGCTGGAGAATCTCCATGGGGACTCTGCAAGCCGGTCACGGACGCCCCGCACGAGCTCCAAGTCCTTCTGAGATGGCGGTCCCGATTGGACTGGGTGCATGGTGCGATTCCTTATCTTGCGGACGTGCTCCAGGGAATCGATGAGGTCGCGCCTGTTCGAGGCAACAGATGAGGGCAAAGCCCGCTCGAAGACCGCCCACTGGTCGTCGATGATGCGGGTCAGGTCACCAAAGGACGTGTAGTAGTAGGGCGACAGAAGGGGTCGTTCCTCAGACTCGACGCGGGCTGCAGTGCACTTCTCCCGAACGCGCTTCGGGACTCCATTGTACCACCAGTTGTCGTGCTCGGACCCAAACCGCCCGACGAGGGTAGCGCGGATGCGGTCGTGCAGGGTCTTCTCGAGGTGAGCAAGCCGAGCGTACAGGTCGCCCCAGGCCACCCGCTCGCGCCGGAGGCGAAGGTGGATGTCGAGGTCATCCGAGTCAAGGTGTATGCCCTCTGCATCTAGGTGAGCACGGATCTCCCAAGAGGCGGTGTCTGGGTGTTGCTCCAAGAAAGGCTCGATTTGCTGGCCCGCCCGATTGTGGATGTTGAAGAAAACATCGGACCAACGGATCTGTCCGTCACCGATGGCCCTGGCGAGGTACCCGAGTACGGTGTCGAGTGTCAGCGGATTTGCCTTATTCAGGTCGACTCGGAGCTGGGAGGGCGTGCGTCCTTCTCTAGTCAGTCTGGCAGCTGTGTCGGGTTGAGCCACTGTGGTCCTCCTGGCAGTGGGCAGACTGGGTAGGGGACGACGGCCGTTGGGGCAGCGAGTGATACTGGCCCCACGCGGATTCTAGCAGGGGCGTGGAGTGCTAGCAAGGTTCGGTGCGTGGGAGGACTCAGCGAGGGACAAGAACGACGAGGCCTCGGAGGCGAGACCACGTGGTTGGTGTGCGCTGGGTGGGCCGTTACAGAGGCGCGGAAGGAGGGCCTAGTGATGTTGAGACCTGGGTTGCACTTTCACAACGGGTGCCCTATCACGCCGGCGGACATGGACGTGATCAGGCGGTGGACGCCCTTGTCCCTGCTGCTGGCCATGGAGGGGGTGGTGGAAGGCCAGACGGAGCTGCTGCGGGATGCCTGGGAGCTGGCCGGGCGGCCGCCCATTGTTCTGCGGCGGTACTACACGCCGCGCAAGGGCGGGCCGGTGGTGTGGTCCACTCACGCTTTGGAGACGGTAGCCCTGGCCCAACGCTGCCTCCAGGTGGGCATCCCCCTGGCCAAGCTGATGCTCAAGCCGTTCAACGAGCCCAACATGCCCCACTGGGCGCAGTGGGAGGGCTTCGGCGACAGCGAAGAGGACATGAAGCGGTACAACGAGGCTCTGCTGCTGTTCATCGAGACGGCGAAGAGGGAGCTGCCTGGGATCAGGATCGGAGGTCCCCATCTCACCGTGGGTAACAGGGACGTCAGGTTCCCCAACGACCCGGAGGCGGTGTACTACTACCACGGCGCGGACGGGCGGTTCGAGTCCAGCCCCTGCCATGAGGCGCTCAGCGCGCTGGACGTACACTTCGTGCACACCTACGGGATGGCGCCAGGGCAGTACGCGGACCGGGCGCACGGGCTGAGGTTCCTGGAGTATGAAAAGTACCTCCAGGGCAAGGACATCTACGTGGTGGAGGGGTGCTACGGCGTCAACTCCGGACAGGCGCCCGACCAGAACACGGTGCGTGGTCAGGAGACCGTGGCCTACCTGAGACTCCTGGGGGAGAAGTACCCCCAGGTGAAGGGCGTGGCGCTGTGGATCGGCGGAGATCCCGGAGCGGGCTGGTTCGCCTTCTGCCACTCCAATGGGCCGAACCCGGAGTCGCACCGACCCGTGGTCTATGCCGTGGAGGCCGCGTGCAAGGCCGAGGGAGGAGACAGCGGTTCCTTCGAAACGTCCCCTACGGGGCCTACTCAGGATCTCGCAGTATACCCGCAGCCCGAGCCTGACACAGAAAAGGAGGCCGAGATGGACACAGAACCATACAAGCTCCTGACCGCCTTCGCCACACACGGCATCACGGACGTGGTGGACCTGCGCAGCGAGATCGAGTCGTTCTCCAACATGCCAGAGTTGGAGAAGCTATGGCGGCCCTTCTCCATGCTGCGGCTGGTGGTGCTGCACCACAGCGGGTCGGAGTTGGCCGCACAGACGCCCGTCTCCATCGCCAGGTATCACGTGGCCAAGGGTGGGTTCACTATCCCCTATGCACCACAGCGGGTCGGAGTTGGCCGCACAGACGCCCGTCTCCATCGCCAGGTATCACGTGGCCAAGGGTGGGTTCACTATCCCCTACCACTTCTGCGTGGGGTTCGACGGCCGGCTGTACTTCACCGCGCGGCTGTGCTGGCGACTGCCTCACTCGGGCAAGGACTCCACCAACGCCGAAGGTGTGGGCGTATGCGTCCTGGGCAACTACGAGACGCAGCAGCCCACGGACAGGCAACTGGACACGCTGAGGCGTCTCATCTGGCGCGTGCTCCCCGAGTTCGCGGGCGGAGACTGGGGTCAGTACCGGGGTCTGTACGTCATCCCGCACGGGCGGCTGGTGAAGACGTTGTGCCCGGGGGCGAACCTGGTGGACGCCTTGATCTACAGGGGGCAGTGGTCCTTCGACGGAGCTCAGGATGCGCCCTTTCGAACAATCCAGGTTGGTGAGTGAGTCCATGGACGTGTGGGAGGCTGAGGCGTGGAGAGCGCGAGTGAGGGCCGAGGTTGGGCTAGCGCTGTCGTTGGAGGCATCGTCGTACTGAGAGGGAGTTGTATGCCGCGCTATCAGCGCGGGCTGTGGGACCGTGTGTAGCCGCACGGCATGCCGTGCGGCTACGGAGTGACGGCCCGTACAAATGGGGCGCTGATGCAGCGCCCGAGCGTACAGAAAGAGAGGTTGGTCATGCAGAACCTGACGGCGACGCTGCTGACCGCGCAGAAGGAGGCCAGAAACACACCGATCTTCCAGGTCCTGATCAGCGACAAGCTCGGCCCACACCAGCGGTTGACCTGGACACAACTCTACTCCGACGCCCAGGACGACCAGCCCCACGCCATGGTGATCTGCGCGGATGAGTCCATCGTCAGGGTGTGCTCGGACTCCGGCACCGCCAAGTACCAGCGCATCACCGACCCACTCACGACCTCGCAGTGGACCACGTGGACCTCGACCGGTTCCAGTTGCTCGACTATGGGCCAGATGGCCCTGGCCACGTCGGGAACGAAGGTGTGGTGGTTCTACATCTCGGCCTCGGATCAGGTGCTGTACTGTCGGGAGAGCAGCGACTACGGAGCATCATGGGGCTCGGCCACCGCGGTCCACACCTGCACCGGCACCTACCAGCTCGAGAGCGTCGCG